GCAGGCTACTCGCCAGCTAGCCGAGGAGCGGCGCCTCAACCGTGAGTTGATGGATCGGCTGTCCCGACTGGAACAATTCGTTCAGCCGAAACCCCAGCAGGAGCGGCGCGAGTCACCTACGGCGTCCCCGGATGGGCGTCCCAAGGTGGACGACTTCGCCACGTACGAGGAGTATGTCGAGGCCCTGACTGACTGGAAGACCGACCGGAAGCTGACCGAGCGCGAGGAGAGGAACGCCAAGGAGCGGCAGGCCCGTGAGGCCGTAGAGACGTTCAGCCGGCGTGCGGGGACGTTCTACGAGCGGATCGACAAGGGAGCCGGCGGGGACAAAGCCCAGATCGAGGAGGTTCTCCCAATTCTGCAAAACCTCAAGACAAAGGACATGCTCGAGCCGGGCGAGCCGGTGACGGCCGCCGTCGACCTGGCGGATGAGATCGTGGACTCAGACCGTCCGCTCGAGGTTTTGCGCTACCTGTCGGCTCACCCGGACGTCTACGAGGGCCTGCTGTCGTCCAAGGACGCCTATGCCCTGCGCCGGGCATTCGGACGGATGGAGGCGATGCTCGACCAGCAGTCCGCCCCGGCCGAGGAGCGTCGTCCGAGCGCTGCCCCCGCTCCATTCAAGCCGCTGGCTCCCAGCATCCAGCCCGGGGAGCCTGATTTCTCTGCCGAGATGCCGTTCGACAAGTACGTGGCCCTCAGAGGAAAGGGCCGGCGGTAAAAGCTTGACTTAGGGAGTATCATAGAGTTGCGACGTAACTACAGCTTGGGGCTGACAGCCCTAACCCCAACGCTGCTCCTTGAGGGCACTCGGGAAGCCGCTCCTAACTGGCACCCGCTCCCGAGTAGGCCAGTCGACGGCCAAGCCAGAGGCCGGCGGCGAAATTAGGATCTCTCAAGGAGAAAAGTACCCTTGCCCAATACTCTGGTCACCCCTAGTTGGGTGACGAACGAGACTGCCCTGCGCTTCATGAACAGCGTCAAGGGCGTCGCGCAGTTCCGTCAGTACGCCGACGAGTTCCGTGACAAGGGTGGCGCGAAGGTCGGCAACACCGTCCTGATTCGCCTCCCTCAGCGGTACTATGCTCGTCGCGGTCAGGGTTGGGTCCCTCAGGCCCTGCTCGATCGCACCACTCCGGTCACTCTGTCGTACCAGTCGGGCGTTGACTTCGAGTGGTCCTCGGCTCAGGCCACTACCGAACTCGACCGCGTCCGTGAACGCTACGTGAACCCGGCGGCCGACACCCTGGCCTCCGACGCTGACCAGCAGGGGATGCAGGATGTTTACACGGCGATCTGGAATGCTGTGGGCACCCCCGGAACGCCTCCCGCGACCAACCTCACGTACTTGCAGGCGAAGGTCAAGATCCTCGACGGCGCCGGCCCGGAAGATGGGCTGTGCGCGGTCCTCGATCCTTTGGCCGAGGCCACGCTCGTCAACGCGAACCTGACGCTGTTCAACCCCACCTCGCAGATCTCGAGCCAGTACCGCCGTGGCATGTTTGCCGCGGAGGCCCTCGGAATCGGTGAGTGGTACCGCGATCAGAACATCCCGCGCCACACGACCGGGACCTTCACCTCGTGCACTCCCCAGGTCAATGGTGCGAACCAGACGGGTTCGACCATTGCGACGAACGGGTGGGCTTCCGGTGCCACGACGCTCAAGAAGGGCGACATCGTGGAGTTCGCTGGGTGCTATTCGGTCAACCCGATCAGCCGTGTCTCGACTGGCCGACTGCAGCAGTTCACCATCACGGCGGACGTTGCGGACTCGGGTGGTGCCATCGCGGCGCTTCCGATCTCCCCGTCGATCATCACGTCGGGCGCGCTTCAGACCGTCTCCGCTTCGCCGGCTTCCGGCGCAGCGGTATACGTCTGGAACACCCGGAGCACCACGTACGCTCTGAGCACCACGGTCAGCCCGCAGTCGCTGATTCTGCACGAGTCGGCGGCGGCGTTCGTGATGGTGGACCTCGCAGAGCCCAACGGTGGAGCCAAGGCGACGTTCGCCCGGTCTCGCGACTGGGGCATCTCCATCCGGTTCATTCAGCAGTATCAGCTCAACACCGACCAGAACGGCAACAGGCTCGATATGCTCTTCGGAGCAGCGCCCGTGCGCGTCGAGAACGCTTGCCGAGTGGCCGGGTAGGAGGGTCAAGATAATGGCTCTCGTCACCACTACCCTGTCGGCAGCGGTTGCGGCCGGCGACAACGTTATCAACGTCGCTTCGGCTACCTCCGTGTCTGCTGGTCGGCTCGTGCTGGTCGATCAGGAGATCATGGTCGTCACCAAGGCGTACACCTCTGGTACGGCCGTTCCGGTGCTTCGTGGCCGGGAAGGTACGGTCCAGGCGGCTCACGTCATCACGGCGAACGTGGTTCACGGAGATGCCGCGGACTTCGGTCGTCCTGCCGGTGGAGCCGGTCCCACGTACGGAGTGATGCGGCCGGTGCTCGTCCGTTCCGTGACCGCAACGTCATCGCTGGAACTCCCGCCGCCCGGGTGTGACCTTCGGGTCATCCTGAACGGCACATCGGTCATCACGCTGACCATCCCGGTTCCGACCGCCGAATTGGACGGGACCATGCTGACCATCATCAGTAACGGAGCTGCTGCTCACGTCCCCACGTTCACCGGGGGCCTGGGTGGTGCTGGGACGAGCTATGACGCCATCACCAACAACGCCACGGGCAAGTTCGCTCTGACGGTGTTCGCGGCGAATGGTACGTGGCAGATCCCGCAGGCTCCGGCTCTGAGCGGCACGGTGACCAACATCACCGGCGGCATCGCGTAGGAGGAGAGCTAACACATGGCTATCAAGACGGCTCTTCCCTCTTCGGCTGAGGCTGATTCCGATCTGTCCATCAGCCCAAGCCGCGCCGGCAAGTACCGTGAGGCGTTCACTCTTCCTCTGGGCGGCGGTTCCAATTACTGGCTTGCGGAGGAAGGCTCGTTCTTCCAGGCGTGCAACGCTACCACCGCAACCGGGATTGCTGGCCACGCTGCCCCCGTCATTGCCGACACCTCTGGCAAGGCCCTGCTGCACGTCTTCAACAGTGGGACCAAGAACATCATTCCGGTCTACCTGAGACTGGAGTTCACGGCAATTGGCTCTGGCGGTACCGCGTCGTACAACACCGTGTACATCGACAACGCTGGCGTTACTGCCCGTGCGAGCGGCGGCACCGCCATCACCCCGGTCAACTGCAAGTCCAACGGTTCCTCGACGACCGGAGCCACGATGTACTTCGGTGCCGTGGTCACTTCTGCGCACGTTAGCCCGGCGAAGGTGTTTCAGGCCGCGTGTCGGGAGGTGATCCCCGTCGTTACCGACACCATCACGGTCTACTTTGGTGCGTCCGGTGGCACTGAACTCTCCAGCCTGACGACGGCCGGAACGGCGACGAACCACATCGTTCAGGTGGCGCCGCCCGTCGTTGTCGGACCTGGCGGGAACTTCAACTTCAGCCGTATCCGGGCTTCGCAGTCCTCTGCGGACTCGTACAGCTTCTCGTTCGGCTACCTCGAGAGGTAACTAATGCCCGCTACCGTGACGCTTTCGACGACCACGCTCCTCACCGAGCTAAAGCCGTCGGATAGTCTGGTGCGGGTAGCCTCCACGTCCGGGCTCATCGCTGACGTGCATCTCTTCCTCAATGGGGAGTTGATGCGTGTGGTGAGCCCGGACGTGGCATCTTCCGGGGTTTATGTGTATCGTGGGGTGGGCGGCACGTCTGCCGTCCGCCACGACCCGGGAGCGGTTATCTACATCGGGGCGGCTGACCAGTTCTATTCCACTGATCCGGTAGGATCTCCTCCCGAGGCGATCCCGGTTTCTCCCTGGATCAACGTCCAGTCCGGGGCTATCTGGTTCGCTCAGGGCAGCGCCACCTCTGATGAGCCTCGATGGTGGCAGAAACAGGCTGTTGTGCCCGAGGTTGGTGCTCTCGGGATTCTGGGGTTCAGTTATGAACCCACCTCTTCGACCTAGCGAGGAGCAGGATGGACGAATACCCAAAGTACATCACGATTCCCGATGGCGGGCCTTCCCTCATAGTTCAGTCTGCACAGGAGGAGGCCGCAGTAATGGAAGGCCGGGCCAGCTTCCGAGAGGTCAAGACTGCTGAAGGCTCGACGTATGAGGTCGTGAAGATCTTCAACCGTCCTACCAAGGGAAAGAAGGGCTAGATGGCGATTCTCATTGATACCGATTCCGAAGAGGCCAAGGAGCGTCGCAAGTGGGAGCAGCATCAGTCTGTCTGGGGGCCTCCAGGTAATCCGTATCGGTTCCGACCCTTTCCGGCCATGCTGTACAAGGCTCGCCAGATCCCTTCGGGGATGCCTGGGGCTGGCAAGTGGGCCACTGGGATGGAACGGCCCGCCAAGGTGCAGTTTGCGACCGCAGAGGCTTGGGATAATGCCTGTCAGGCGGTCGAGGTGTTCGTTCGCTCCTGCCAAATGATCGTCAACAACGATGAGGAGTACAAGCGAGCCAAGGAGGCCGGCTGGTGCGATACGGCGCCGCTCGCCGAAGAGGCTGCGCAGCTTGAGCAGAAGAAGATCGGCGACGAGACGGCCGAGCGTAACTATCGTGACCGCATGATGAGTGAGAAGGCGAAGGCCGAAGTCGCCGAGTACGAGGCCGAGAACTTCGGGCACCAGCCCGAGATCCCAGTGGCGAAGAAGAGAGGGCGTCCGCGCAAGGAAGCTGCGGCGTAGTGGGTCATGGCGACCCTGCGCGACCTCGCGACGGACGCGCTGCTGGATCTCGGCGTCCTCTCTGCGGGTGAGGTAGGGGACGCCGGGGACTACGCAAGCGCACTGAGGGCCATCAACCGCCTGCTCGATCAGTGGGCTGGGGAGAGGCTCCAGATCTACACGATCACCGCGACAACGTGGTCGATCGTGGGAAGCACTCAGTCATACGACATCGGCGCGGGCCAGGCCATCAACCGGGCCCGCCCGATGTTCGTTGACCACGTCAGTTACCGGGACAGCAGCGGGAACGAGTTTCCTCTCTCCCGCTTCACCGAAGATGGGTGGGCTGCGGTCACAGCGAAGACAACCACTTCGACCGTTCCCGACTCGTATTACTACAACCCGACCTATCCATACAGCCGAGTCACGCTCTACCCCGTTCCGACCACGTCCGTGACGGGCGTTCTCTACGCCCCCACCGCGGTGGCCGAGTTTTCCTCGATCAACGACGCCATCCTGCTCCCCCCGGGCTACCGTCGGATGCTCGTCAAGAACCTCGCCGTGGAACTCGCCCCGAGCTACCAGAGACAGATTCACCCCGAGATCTCTGCCGCGGCGAGCCAGTCGAAAACGATCGTGAAGCGCAACAACTGGCGTCCAAGCGAGATGTCTTTCGATGCTCTGGCTCTGGTGGGCGGTGGCGGCGGATACGACATCGAGACGGACTGCTAAGTGGACTTCCAGGGGATGCTGGGCGGGTCGTACCAGTCGCAGGCCGCAATAGCAGACTGCGAACTAGTCCACATGCTTCCAAGTCTTCCGCTTCCGGATACAGTAGATGTTGGAATCGTCGACTCCGTAATGCCTAGCGAGCCATGCATGGGTCATTGGGCTGGCCCGGATTTCTCTCACGTCCTGCTCAGTAAGCTTCGCCTGCTTGGCCCTCTCCCCGTGGGACATCCGTCCCTTTTGGGAAGCATCTTGCATGTTGTCGGCGTAGGTCCCGAGAAAGAGATGCTCTGGGTTGACGCAGGCTTTGATATCGCAATGGTGGCAGACCACAACTCCTTCCGGGAGGTCCTTAGCTTCGACACTCTGCTTGAGAGCAGCAGCGAAGCGATGGGCCAACCTAGTTTTGTCATCATACCGGAATGCTCCGTAGCCGTTATCGAAGAGGCCGCCCTTCCACAGCCAACATTCACCCGGCTCCCCTACGGCAACACGAGACCAGAAGACGGCAACCCTCTGTGCGTCGGTCAACTTCCGTCGTCCCATCAGGGCATCTCCGATGCGGTTTGACGCGTTAATCGGTGGGAGCTACAACTCACAGTCTCCATTGGCTGATTGTAGCAGAACGGTAAACTGGTATCCCGAACAATTGCAGGATGAGAACGCTACGGCCAAGCAAGTCCTCTACCCGACCCCTGGCGTGGCGACGATCTTACAGGTCACTAGCGGTTACGGGCGTGGTCATTTCGCCCGGCAGGGGAGAGAGTTCGCGGTCATCGGGTCGACCCTCTGGGAGATTAGCAGCACAAACGTCGCGACTTCGCGGGGGACGGTGGCGGTCGATGCGAATCCGGCAACGATCTGTTCTAACGGTGACTACGGCGACCAGTTGTTCATCACGTCCGGCGGTAATGGGTACGTCTACAACCTGACCGCGAACACCCTGACCCAGATCACGGCGCTCAACGGCAAGGCCACGATGGGCGATCATCTGGACGGGTACTTCCTCGCCCTCGACGGTGACACCTCCACCTTGTACATCTCCGACCTGGCTGACGGGACTAACTGGGAGACGGGCATCCAGTTCGCTCAGCGCAGCGCAATGCCTGACCGCTGGCATTCCATGAAGGTGGTCGGTCGGTTCATTGCGCTCTTGGGCGAGCGCACTTCGGAGATCTGGTACGACGCTGGGGATTTGGTGCCGATGGCGCTATACCCGGGTGCCCCGATCATCCAGTATGGGGTCAAGGCTCCGTTTTCCCCCGCGGTCATCGGAGATTACCTAATCTGGTTGGCACAGACCTCAACCGGGAAGGTATGCGTCTGCCTGCTCAACGGGACTCAGGCTTCCGTGGTGAGCACGTATCCCCTCGAGTCGGCTCTAAGCGGGTATGATGGGGCTGAGTTCTCGGTTGGAGATGCCTACTCGGACAAGGGGCACTCGTTCTACCTGATCGGGTTCGACAGGGCTCACATCACCTGGGCGTTCGACCTCGAAACGAAGCTGTGGCATGAACGCGGGACGTGGAACCCTGACGCTAACCGTTACGATGCATGGCGGCCCCGGTTCTACGCCTATGCCCATGGCGAGCACCGGATGCTAGACGTTCAGAGCCGGTCCCTCCTGCGGATGTCCGACGAGTACACGACGGATGCGGATGGGTCGTATATCCGCCGGCTGCGCCGTTCTCCTGCCCTGGCTAACGGGAACGATCGCATCTTCTACGGATCGCTCGAACTGCTGATGGAGCCCGGAATCGGTGTCGTTGCTCAGCAACCTCCTACGCCCAACGTGACGTGGGTAGCTGAGGATTCCTAATGCCCGAGGTCACTTTCGACGCGACGACTTCGACCGGGGATATCACGGTCTACAACTGGGACTTTGGGGATAGCACTACCGGAACCGGCGCTATCGTGGTCCACACGTATAGCGGGATTTCGGGGCAGCAGTTCACCTATACCCTGACCGTGTCCGGGCCGTCTGGTACGAGCACCGTATCAGGAATCTACGAGATCGACGTCATCACCGGAAGTGCGTCCGGCTCTCCGCAAACGAGTGCCACGATGCAGGCCGAAGATCCTCAGGTCATGCTGCGTATTTCCAACGATGCAGGCAAGACGTGGATTTCCGAGCAGTGGAGGTCTGCCGGGAAGCTCG